GTGTTCTTCTTTAACATGGCAATAAACGACTTCTACTGGTGTTTTGCTTTCAGCAATAGCCAGCTTAGTAGCTACGGCACTAGCAGCCCCACAACTGAACCAAGATATTGTTCTAGTCATTTGCTAGTCCTTGAGGATGGTTTGTACCATTTCCAGCAACTCTTCTTCCGTAATAGAATACTTCCGCTCAAAGCCTCGTCTACCCAGTCCGTGAATACCGGTATTTCCAATGTGGTGTTCATAGCAAAGGCCGATAACAGGGGCATTACTTCTTTTACCAGTTCGTCTAATGTGATGTATTTGGCATCCAGCGTCTTGTGTTTCGTACCCAAGGTGTTTGCATAAGATGCAGCCAATTCTCGCCACTCTATCAAAATGTTTCCTTTGTTCTTTAGTTGCCATACCAATCCAAATAGTAAGTTTTTAGTGCTTCAAAGCCTGTTCCCAAAGGTTTGCACCCATCTTTAGTGACTTGAAAGAATCTGTTTACTACTGTTTCGTTGTCAGTATTGCCGTTAATGATAATAACTGTGAATCTAGGGGTTTTGGCTAAAGACATTAAAAGTATCTTTTGGCCTGTGCTTATCTTCTCGTTTGGTCGTTTCCACTCAAATACCAAGAATCTGCCATTGCGTTCTGCTATGCCGTCAAGGTTGCTAGGGACAAAATTAGGGTTAGACTTAACTAACCCCTTAAAGTCCCCATAATCCACATGAGACGGATTGGTACGCATGAGCTTAGTCATCAGCCAGGTCTTGCAATTTAAGCGTCATTTCAACCATCTTTTCAGCTATTTGATAAGCTAACGCAGTCTGGCGTTTGAGCATGGCATCTTCGTAATCTTTGGATAGATTGCGTACAACGATAAGTGGTAATGCGTAGTCGTTCATGGTAGTAAGTCCTTAATTTGTATATTTCTAGCCTCTAGGGCTTGTTTAAAGTTCTCAATAGCTCTTTGTTCAATCTTTTGAATGGTCTGCTGCTTTAAAAACAACTTTTTACCTATCTCAGATTGACTTAGTTCGTACTTGTCTTGCAAACCGCCTAAATTTGGGTTCATTAGAATAATCCGTTTTGTTCTACTTGCATAAAGTTCCATGTAGCTGGTGCGTTATGGGCTTCAATCCTTGACCGCATAACTTGTGCTCTAGCCTCTTTGGTTGGTGGTGGGTAATTGCCATTTCTCCAATGTTTGTCAATTCCTACATTTCTAGCTATGTTTGTACTGTCTGTAGATGCAAAAGGTAGTTTAGTAAATATTGATGGGTCAAGCATTCTGAGGCCATGTAACTTACAGATTGGTCTACCTAAATCATCACAAACAATACGCATAGCCCCACCAATTCTTGACCACCAGGCACTTGTACCAACTGTTGCGTATTCACCAGAACTTCCAATACAGACTCGAACATACTCGTTTGCTAGTTGTTCCAGCCTATCTAATGATTCGTGCATATGCCATACCGGTGCTCCAAACCATTTAGGTAAAGGACAGTCTTTAAGCAAAGCATCATTGTCAGCCTCATTACCATCAATCACATCCGGAATACAGGCAAAATCACAAGAAGGCACTTTTTTGAGGTCTAGTGCCCACTCGTAATAAGCATCCCAATTAGTAACTGGTTTTCCGCTTTTCCAAGCACTAAAAGCACCATTGTCTATTGCAAAAGACTGACATACCTCAAGAGCTGTGCCTATTTGGTCTGAATGGGCATACGAAACAAACGCATGACCAGCTTGAACCGCATAGTTAGCTACTGTTGCTGGGGTAATTGGCAGCCCATGATAATGAATCATAAGAAGTTTTCTTTCTTAATATTTTTCATCTCAAAATGCCGCCTAAACTTACGCAAAGCTCCTTTTAATGCAGTTTCTACCTCTGTTTGCGTAATATTTAGTTCTTTAGCAATATCAGCCATGTTCATATCCGTACCTTCACGGACATAAACATTTTTGTTTTTAGTGCCTTTAGCTCGGCTCATTATTGAAAAATCCTATATCTAGGATGACAAGTTACCTCTACCGGTACATCTGAAGTAACACCATTGATTTTGCGTTTGGCACTAATTACAACTGGTCTAGTGCCAGCAGATTCACATTCGTTGATACCAAGTATTACCTGGCTTCTAGTCATGTGATAAGCCGTTTTGTCGGTTTCTAAGCCTACATTTGGGGTTTCAAAAGAACTGCAGGCAGTTAATCCGATTGCTGCTAATAATATTGCTAATTTCATCACTTGCTCCTGTTGGGGTGGGGCTACTCGCTGCACTATTGCTACTCTGTTATACGCATACATGGCGGCTATATAACAACCTTACGCCTATGGTCTAGCATCCGCTTTTGCCCCATTGATTAAAATGGTACATCATCCTTAAATTCTTTTGATACTTGCTGCGTAGGAATTGCTTTATCTTCCGGTGGGTTAAGGTAAGCCAATAAACCACCATCTTTTAGAGCAAACAAGGGTAATGTTTCTAATTTCAACATTAGGCCATGCTTGGTTTCCATTACTACACCGATACTTTGATAGCGTTTCTTCATCTTGCCATCGGTTTTATCTTCATACTCTGATACTGCTGCTTTTACAAAATGGGTGATAGCCATTATTTACTCTCCATAAGATTTACTTCAACTTCTACTTCATTTAAAAACTGCTTAATTTCTGCTTCCATGTACATAATGTATTCAGCGTCTCTTGGGACATGGACTATTAACAACTGGCTACGCTCTGGCATTCTTGGGTCAAAAGATACAAAATCGCACCATTTAGCCCCAATTACTGCCATCTGAGCTTGCATCTGAATAAAGTATTTATTGGGTGGTTCATTAGACTTTATGTAACTCCAATGAGTTGCGGAATTGGGGCACTTAATCTCAATAAGTCCACTATCACCAACAATTCCATCAGGAGAACAACCAAACCCAGCGATAGTAGGATGGTCAATAAATGCGACTTGGTCAACAAAATTACCTGTTTTAACCTCGTAAGCCACTCTAGCTTGTGGTTCTGTTTGTGTTCCCCATTCCATTGCAGCATTGGTATATGATTCCTCTATGGTCTTTGTAACTCGTTGCAAGGCAAGCTCAATCAGATAGTTTTGCCGACTCGCTGAAGGCCCTGTCTTTGTCTTTGCCAATATGTCAGCTACTCTAGAAGCGGTTACTTTGCCTCTGCGTAGTTCATGCCACTCAGGTGTGCCTTGTTCTACAGCTACCCTATCTTCTGTAGTAAATGTGGTCATTTCTTAGCCTTTCTTGCTGCTATTTCTCGTTGTAGGATGTGCCAGAACATAGATTTGATAATCATGACAAGGCTACCTTTCTTAAGTCTTTAGCGTTGGCAATCAACTGAACTGCGTTTTTGTCTTTTTTAAGGTCGTTGTAGGCTTCTGTATAGGCTACCTTTAAGTTATCTAGAGTCTTGCATTCAGCAATCACTTGACACCATTCATTGGCAGCTTTGGTCAAATCTACTGGTTCTTCGTCTGGAACATCCTCACCAGCGTAAATGTATAGACCCAAGCCATGTAACGCGATTGCTTTGGCAAGGCAGCGTTGCATAGCCGTATTGACATCCATAGCGTTAGGGTTTGATATGGCTTTGTTTTGATGGTTTAAAACAGGTAATTGGGATGTCATGGTCTTGCCAAAAGCCGTAACTGAGCAAAATACCATCAAAGTATCGCCAAACTGCATAGGAGCTTGGTAGTCCCAAGTAGCTGATGGGTCAAGTTGAAGTAATTGGTCTACTGCCCATGCCCAGGAAAGGTAAGTAAATTTACCTTTTTTGTCTGTATGTTCGTTGACATTGATTTTGCGTATTTCGTTGTATGTGGTCATCACTTATTCCTTAGTTTGTTAAATGAAATTCTGCCATTGCTTCTTGATACTCAAGGCTAATTGTGTAGAGCTTTAAACCTAATTTAGCCCAATCTTTTTGCTCAATGTAATCTCGGATGATTTTTTGGTTTTCATCGTTGGTCTGTTGGATTGCCTCACCAAATGCTACTGTTTCGGTGCAATCAAAGTCAGGGTCATATTTAAGCAAATCATCAATTTCTGCTTGTAAATGCTCATGCTCTGCTTGGTCATCGTATGGAGCTTCATAGTAGTTATTGTTGTTCATGTTAAAAACCTCCTAAAAGGCCATAAGCAAACATAGCTCCAAAAGCTACACCGGTTACCACAACTGCTGTCCATTCAATTATTGCTGCTTTCATCACTTATTCCTTTTCTGTTGAACTAGACTCCAATATACACCAAAAACATAAATTGGTATAGTTTTTTTATAGGTGGATTCCCTAATGTGCGTAACTTTCTATAGTTTTGGTATATGATAGCGAAAAAGGAGATGCAAATGACACCATCAGATTTATTAAAAATTGAGTTTGGAAGTTTAAAGGAATTGGCAGAAAAGCTAGAAATACAGCCTCAGACTGTTTATTTGTGGAGTTCCACCAAGATTCCTTTGAAGTATTTGGGAAAAATTGAGCAACTCACAAACCTTAGATTGACCAGAGAACAATTACGACCAGACCTATTTAAAAAGGACTGAAATGTATTACTACAAGTTCAACATAGCCGATTGGCATTTGGCTACCAGCCATCTAAGCCTAGAGGAAGAAGCTGTGTATTTTAAGCTCATTAATTTTTACTATGATTCTGAGCAACCTATCCCATTAAAAACCGATTCGGTTATTCGTAGGTTACGATTGGGTTCAGTTAAGGATTTAGTTGGGATTGTTTTGCAAGAGTTTTTTGTTTTGCAGGATGATGGTTGGCATCATTTACGCTGTGATGACGAGATTTCTAAGTATCACCACAAGGCTGAAGTCAATCAGCGTATAGGGAAATTGGGTGGTAGACCTAAGAAAACCGAATCGGTTTCTATTGGGTTACCAGAAATAACCCTAACCACTAACCATAAACCAAGAACCAATAACCAATATACAGATGAGTTTGAGTCTTTTTGGAAAGCCTACGACAAGTCAGCTGGCAAAGCTAATGCATTTAAGGTTTGGAAAAGTATCAAGCCTGATAACACTTTGCTAGAAACAATCTTAGCTAAAGCCACCCTACAAGCCAGGACTGTAGAACGCAAATTCCGCAAGGATGCTGAAAGGTGGTTAAGAGACAAGCGATGGGAAGATGAAATTAGTGATGTTCAACAAGTGGAGAAAGTGAGTTTTATATGATTGGTCAAAACGCAGTTACAGAGAAGTCAGAGGATGTAATCGTAGTGGTTGGTATGAACCCAAAGTGGTTTCACCCTAATTACCAAGATGGTATTCCTTTGATTTATACGCAGAAATCTCGCCCTAAACCTAATGACCTGGCAATCCTTAAAGGTAAAAAAGTGCAACTAATCCATGCCAATGGTACGGATGAGTTGTTTGCAAGATGGTATGCAGAAATTATCAATACAATGCCAAGCCAACTTGTAGCTTTAGACTCTGAAGGAGAGATATTTTGCGGATAGCAGAAGATATTGATTTTGACCTGTATAAGCAGACGGATGTTATTCGTAACCGAGTCAGGGAAAAGTCTGAATTTGAGGATGAAATTAACCATTACTTTGCTACCAGAGCTCACGGCATAGATGGTGATAAGTTACCTTTTGACAAAACTGACCAACTCATTGGCTTTAGAAAGGCTGAAGTAAGCATTTGGGCTGGTGAGAATGGTTCTGGCAAGTCAATGCTTTTAGGCCAACTAAAACTAGGTCTGTTAGCACAAGGTAAAAAAGTGCTTACTGCAAGTCTTGAAATGCAACCCTACAAGACACTTGCTCGTATGGCTAGGCAAGCAACTGGTAACCCAATGCCTTCTAAAAGCGATATAGAGGCGTTTTCAGGCTGGAAAATGGACATGGGATACCTATATGACCATGTGGGTCGTTTAGAGCCTTGGCAAGCCGTTGCGTTGTGTCGGTATTCTGCCAAAGAATTAGGCATTCAGCACTTAATTATTGATTCAATGATGAAGTGCGTTAGGGGAGAAGATGACTATAACGGACAAAAAGACTTTGTAGATGCTCTTTGTGATGTAGCCAAAGAAACCAACTTGCATATCCACCTAGTTCATCACCTTAGAAAATCAGGGGAGGGTGACAAGATTGCAGAGAAAAAGGACATTAAAGGCTCAGGAATCATTACCGACCTTGTAGACAATGTGTTCTTGGTAGCTAGAAATCGTAAAAAAGAAAAAGAAACAGAAATAAACCTTTTGCCTGATAACACTAAGCCAGACACTTACCTTGTTTGTGCAAAACAACGAAATGGAGATTGGGAAGGCACTTTAGGGTTTTGGTATGACAAAAGAAGCCAACTTTTTACAGAAGAATATGGCATGGGAATTACTAATTTTTTGGAGAAGTGATGAATTATTTAAGTGTTTGCTCTGGTATTGAAGCAGCAACAGTAGCTTGGCATGACTTAGGCTGGAAACCAGTTGGGTTTAGTGAAATTGAAAAATTTCCTAGTGAAGTTCTTGCTCACCACTATCCACAAGTTACTAACTTTGGTGACATGACTAAATATAAAGATTGGAATATAAATGGAACAGTTGGACTTTTGGTCGGAGGAACTCCCTGCCAATCATTTAGCGTTGCAGGTTTACGCAAAGGACTTGAAGACCCAAGAGGCAATCTTGCCCTTACCTATGTTGGAATTCTTGACAAGTTTAGACCCAAGTGGTGCATTTGGGAAAATGTGCCAGGTGTCCTCAGTTCAGGCAATGGAAGGGATTTTGGAGCCTTCCTTGGGGCGTTGGGGGAACTCGGGTATGGGTGGGCCTATAGGGTGCTTGACGCTCAAAACTTCGGAGTCGCACAAAGACGCAGAAGAGTGTTTGTTGTCGGATGTCTTGGAAGTTGGGAATCTGCCGCAAAAGTATTATTTGAGTCCGAGAGCTTGTCAGGGAATATTGAGAAGAGCAGAGAAAAGAGGAAAGAAGCTACCATTAGCTTTATACCAAGTGTTGCTGGAACGCTCGACAGAGAATGTGGAAGCGGAAAGTTAAATCATCAAACAGCAACTTCTGGGCATATTATTCCTACATTTTGGAATGGTGGTCAAACCGCAGAAACCATTACTTGTACAAGTGATGACCAGCGTATGCCTGATAAAAATAGGTTTCAAGCAGTATTGCAGCCAATACCAATTCATGCACAAGCTACACAATATGTAGGCGGTGGTGATAATAGAAATAATGATGGTAAAGGTAATGGTCTAGGTATTGGCAAACCAGGCGACCCAATGAATACATTAGATACTTCAAGCCGTCATGCTGCATTTCATAACATGGCAGTCCGAAGGCTTACAGAAGTTGAGTGTGAGCGTTTACAAGGTTTTCCAGATAACTACACCAATATTAAAGAAAACTGCCCAAGCGGTTCAAGATACAAAGCTCTTGGTAATTCTATGGCTGTTCCGGTAATGAAATGGATAGGAGAAAGAATTAATGAATACGAAAGAAAACATGGATAACATTGACCCAAATGCAGCAGTAGACTTTTTACTTAAAAACGCAGGATTGTTTGCTAAAGCTAAAGCAGAGCGTATATACCTTGAGGAATTCCGTAAGTCTAAAAAAGCTTTGTTAATGCAAGAAGCGTTTTTAGCAGGAGTTGATACTATGGCAGGGCAAGAGCGAGATGCTTACGCTAGAAGCGAATACAGAGAGCTTTTAGAAGGATTAAAAGCTGCCGTAGAAACAGAAGAAAAGTTAAAATTTCAACTAATTGGAGCGCAGTTAAGAGTTGATATTTGGAGAACTAACCAGGCTAACAACCGCTTTATTGAAAAGGCTACAGCATGACCAAAAATGACCAAAGTTTGTTAAAACAAATGATTGCTGCTGGACACTTTAGCTATGATATTTACCAACTTTTAGTAGAACATAACAAGATTGTTGCTAAAGAAACCATTGCTAAAATGGGCGAAAAGTGGTGTTTGCACCCTAAAAACGCAGTAAAACGCTTAGAAACTCCGTTGCCTGTATTGAACAGAGAATCTAAGGTCTTAAAGCGTAAAAAAGAAAAAGAACCAATTCCGTTTGGAGGCTGGTTATAGGGCGGTTAGGCAGACACTAGAGGATGTAGCAAGTAGAGACTTTTTCTGCCTTCTTATCTACAAGTAGTAGCTACTAAATCTACGCCCTAGCCATTTCTAAGGCTTTCTCTTTAACTTCTGCAACCCTTCTTGACCAACCCTTACCAAATACAGGGAAGGCTTTAAGGGATTGTAGAAACTCTAAGCGTCTTGCTGAGAACAAAGAAATCACCTTTTCAGGGTCTTTCTCTGCTTCTTTTACTAATGCAGCAGTAATAGAGCCGTAACCGCCATCAGGAGTAGCCCCAACAGTTTGCTGGAGAAGTTTAACGGCTCGCCCAACACCTGAGTTAACAGAGACATCAAAAACGCAATAGTCAAGACCAGATATAAGCTCATCAGCGTGGCAAGCATCCCAGTATTTCCTTTTGTATAGTGGAGCTACCATTGTAGGCGTTAGGTTACGCATTTCTTTTTCAGCAACATCATGGCCTACCCATTCTTCCCATACCTTTTTAGTAACTCCAAGGTTGGTCATGCCTCCTGGGTCATCCGGATGGTTTACAAAGCCACCTTCATGTACCAATAACATTTCTAAACAATTCTCAAAATTACTCTTCATCATTCTGTCCTAATTTAATACCTGTAATTAACCCAATAAATCCACCAATAATGGTCTGAAACGCAGGTGTGATGGCTTCAAATATCTTGTCGTTGCTGACATCAGCATCAAACATTCCAGCCATCATTGTGCCGACCATGCCTAAAACCACTACGCATAGCGTCAAAGTTACTATTAAAGTAACCCAAGTGCTTAACTTATTCTTTTCCATTTTTACTCCGCATATCAATAATCTTTTCTAGGGTTCTGCCTCCAAAATAGAAGCTCATTATTAACATTCCCCATTGACCTAATAGCTCAACATAGGATTTATTAGTTTCAATGTTGAATGCAGAAAGCATAGCAAATGTAAAATAGCCAGCAAGTATGGCTATAAGGGTCATAGGGCGTATATTTTTAGAAAGCCAGCTATCAGATGCCATGTCCGACTCTTGACGCTTGGTCAACTCTTGAGCCTCTGCTGTATCTGCTTGCAATTCTGCTAATCTGCCTTGTTGCTGTATTTCTAACAGTTTGGCTTGTGCTTCAGCTTTTGCTGCTGGGTCTGGAATAACCTTATCAAGGATTTTCATTCCAACGCTAATGATGTCATCAACTCCAAACATTACTTATCTCCCCATACTATTAAATAAGCTATCCAAGCCGCTACTAGGAAACACATAAACTGAGCTCTACGGATGTTCTTTAAATCTCCGTCAAACTCAGCCTTTTCTTTCTTTTCTAATTCTTCAAGTTCTCGTTTGATTTTCAAGATTTCAGCCCATTCTTTTTCGCCCATCGTAGCATTTTTAAATTGCCGTAAGAAGTCAGTTTTTAACTTGTATTCTTCTTCACTTATTAGCTTCCGATGCCGATATTCTGCTAAAGCCTTGTGTATTGCTAACCGCTTCTTTACTTCTGCTTCTCGTTTTGCTCTAAGCCGTTCTTGGGCTTTTTGCTGGGCTACATCTAATCCGTCTTTTTGTATTGCTTCAACTTGTTTAGTTAAAGATTTGGCACTTTCCCTAGCGGAATCTAAACTGCCAGTTAGTGCTTTAACATCAAAATCAGGCACATTACTTTCCACCAAACCAATGAATTGCCCAACCGACTAAAGTGCTAATTCCTGAAACAATGGCCATGCCAGCCCACAGGCCACCTGAAGAACGCTCTGCCATGCCAACCAGCTTTTTAAGGTCAGCATCCATAGCATCTATTTTGCGTTCCATAGAATCAAACTTACGCTCGTAATCTTCGACCTTTTGCCAAAGAACGCCATATTTAACTGGGTCAATTTCAAAGGCCATATTCACCTTTAAGCTACAGGGTCAACTACAGGCGTATTTAACGCTTCTGCCGCTAATTGTGCGGCCTCTTGTGCCGCTTCAGCCGCCAATGTCGATGGTGATTTAGGCCAAATAATTGCACCCATTACACCTGCTACTGCGTCAACATCAGGGGCTTGTGTAATTAAAGTGCGAGCATTGTCAGCACAGGCTCTAATGCTTGCTCTCCAGCTATTCCAATCAGGATTAACAGGGGTAGAAGTTTCAGTAGCTTTTACTACCATCCAATCGCTAGGTTGTAACAATGAGTATGCTGTAGTATTTACTAAACTAAGTGCGTTAGTTTTTACGCCAGTTAAGTCTTTTGGTGTGTTGGTATAAGTAAGGTCAGGGCCAACTAAAGTCTGACTAACCCAGTAATATTGGTCGTTTTTAGGCTGATTAGTAGCAATAACTTCTTCTAAGCCTACTTCAGCTTTTTCTTCAGGTGTGGACAGATTTAACCAGTTAGCTGGGTACTGTACGCCATTGATTTCAAAAGCTGTACCTTCGTTAATGTATTGTTGGTTTTGTGTGCAATAAAACATAATTACCTCGCTAAAGCGTTTTTAAAGGGGTTTTCGGCAAATGCCATGTAAATGTAAGTGTATCCGTTGTAATTATTCGCATTGTTTGAGTTATCACGCCATTTGAATCCATTTGACAAAATATCTCCTGGGTATCCAGAGCTTGCTGGCGTATATTCTGCATTTGAAAGATTTGGCTCAAGAGATTGGCCTGCTAAGTTATAAGTATCTCTTGATGTATCAAGAATAAACCAATTTGTAGACCCATTACTTGAGCACTTAACCATAATAAATTTAGGTCTAAATCCTGTGTATACAAAAGTACCATCAGTAGAGCCGTTTCCAACATAACTACCAAACTTACTAAAGCCAGCTATTTCTGACCAGCAGTAGGCTACATAAGTTCCACCACTTGTATTTAAATCGCTATCAGTTCCAACGCTAAATACGCTTGATGTTGGCAAAGTAGTGGTAAATCTATTGGATGAGTTTGCTTGACCACCAGTTGATTGCAAAGATAATACATATCCAGCAGGTAAAGTTGTGAAATATACTGACCAGCCTGAACCACCAGCATCTCTGCGTTTAACAATAATCATGCTAGGTGCAACACCTAATCCATGTCCTATTGTTGCTGTGCTTCCTGTCCCTGTATAAGTAACTACGCTAAACCCAGCAGAAGCATTAACGCTTACTGTTGATGTAATAGAACCACTTGTATTAGATGATGTAGTGCCTTGACCAGCTTGCCATTGCCAAGCTACATAATTTTTGCCTGATTCATTTAAGCCTTCAAATGCACCAGCACCACCAGTTAAACCAAATCCATTGCTGTTAAATGATGAAAGTTGACCATCGCCTGTTGTATCGCCATTGGTTGTATCGCTAAATAAAACAATACCAGTACCTCTAACAGAATCAGTCAATCTATGGCTGTTAATGCTAGTTCTGTTTTTACCCCAAACAAGGTCAGGTTTAAATCCAGCCGCATTAGTAATGCTTTGGGCTACGCTTGTTCCAGCATATAAAGTAGCATCCATTACTGTATTACCTTTAACAATAGTGCTAGTAGGTAAGTTATAAGTATTGAGTGCTACAAAGTTTGTAGGTGGGGTGTAGGTAAATCCTTGTTGACCAAAGTTAACTGAACCAGTAGAGCCTGTTGTGCTGTAAAACAATGTAAGCTGGACATAAGCACTTGCAGAATCATAGGTAAATGTTGAAATATTGCCTGTTCCTGCGGCTGGGTCACCACTATTTAACCAAGTTCCGTTTTTGCCCCACCAAATTTTACCAGTAGCAACATCCCAAGCAACACTCATTATGTCACCAGTTGTGAATGTTCCATAAGATGAGCCACCAAAGTTTACATAACCACCGATGCCCATGCCATAACCAGCAACACCAAATCTAGGCCATGCGTTTGATGTTGTTCCAAGCGTAGTCCCTACTGTCATTTCTGCATAAAATTTTCCGCTAGATGGAAAATATATTGTTGATAATGCAGAGCTTTCTGTTGGAGGAGCACCACTATTAACAGTTGCAAGATTTAAATTACCATTTGTGTATGTTAGGCCTACTGCACCAGTTGGAGGATTAACTGGATTCAATACCGCATAGTTAGCTGTTGTTGCATTTGTCAATGTAGGTACATCAGTCATTGAATCGTAAGTAGCACCAGTAGTAAGGCTAATGTTGTTAGATGTCCAATTATTGCTATTACCGCTAAAGTCGTAGCCAATAGTGGTTGTGCTTGTAGTATTGGTAAACGGCAAATAGAAGCCATTAGTGCCATAAGTGCCTGTGTATTGGGCTGGTTGCCATACACCTGTTGCTGGGTTTGTAGAGCCAAATGAAGATGGGGTAAGTTGCTGACCATCAATAAAGTTAACTTCAGCTTGGTAGCCATCAAAATATTCTGAAGCGTATAAAGTTCCGTTAGATATTCTTGCTGGATAGCTTGCTGTATTTATCTGATAAGCAAAGTTTTGAGTTGGATAGAGAGCAGTTGAAAAAGCAGTTATTTGACTGCCGTTTACATACATCTTTACTCTATCGCTTGATGTTGCTTGAGTTGAATCAACAGCAACTACAATGTGATACCAAGCTGATGGGTCACGATATACGGCAGATGTTCTATTGTAATAGTTTGTGCCATTGTATTCTTCAAAAGTCAAGGTGTCAGAGGAGGTGAAGTAAATATCAAGGGCATTAGAATTGCTTGCACCAGAAGAAAATACTGATTGTCTAACACCAAGAGTTCCTCGTTTTACCCAGCCACTCCATGTAAATGTGGTTTGACTTCCACTACTAGCAGGAGTGCGGTTTAAATAAGCAGAAGCACTACTTCTAAACCTTAAAGATTTAGTTAAGTTGTAGCCTGACGGCCCATTAGCTGTAAATACGACAGGTAAAGTCATTAAGAAACCCCTAGTGAGCGACCTTGTTCATACATATTAGTACCATCACTACGGAATACAAAGTAATCCTTTGCACCTGCGGCTGTGGATAGTGTTGGTGCTGTACCGCCAGTCCACTTAAACACAGAATTCCATGTCAAAGTATTACTGCCAGCATTTTGAATTATAGCAAGGCCATAGTATGCACCATTCACTAAGTTAGTTGGTGCTCCCATTGTGCGGTTTGAACTTACAAAAGTAAAAGTAGCTACTTGGGCATTTTCAGCGTTCCAGGCAATAGTAGAAGCATCTGTAAGGGCTGCATTGCCAAAATACTGTTGTTTAGTAAAGTTAGTAACGGCTGAAGATACTGTGTAATCTGTACCTGCGGTTGCGTTGCTAATACCACCAGTTCCGCTACCTTTAAGAATAGCTGTGCCAGTAGTAATAAAACCTGAAATCTGGCTAACTGTGGCAGCATCGGTAGACGCTATTCCATCAGCAAGACCGGTAATCCGGTTTGTACCCATTTTAAGGTTGCCTGTAGCCGTTGTTTGACCATCAGCAGCCAATGAGTCAGTAAGGGCAGCAGCGATGTTAGAAAGAGTTGTATTAGCCCATGTAGAGCTAATAGTTGTGCCTGATACTACTGGGTTACCAGCAGGTAGGGTATATGTACCTGAACCATTCCTAGACATATTATTTTCCTTTTAATGCTTTTGCCATATCTTCAGGCTTGTAATTAATTGATTCTTCTATCTTTTTCTTTAAAGCAGCTTCTTTGCCTTTTTTGACAATAAACTCAGATGCAGTACCTAATATAGGCATTTTACCCAATGGGCTTTGATTAATCTTGTCTAGTGCAGTAATAATTGCACTAGAAGTATTAGAATAGTTAGCAGCACCTTTTAATGGATTATTGACAATAAAGGTGTATTCCATCAAATCTCTAACTTCTTGAGCACCCTTTTTGCCAAATATGTAATCTAACTTGCCGTCTTGGTCTAAAGTGGTTACTACAGACTTAAATTTAGCTGGTGAAACTACATAATTATCAAAAACATCTTTATCTGCATTTTTTGTAACTTGGTCTTTAATGTATTGAATAGTCTGACCTTGTAACTCTTTCCATGCTTGCTGACCTTCTGGGCCTGCTTTCTTCAAAGTTCTACCAATAGCTGAAACATCATCTAAAGAGCCATTTAAAATGCTATGGTCAAAGACATCTTCATACGCTACTGCTCGGTCTGTGCTGTTAGGTTTAGTGCGTAACAATTTGTCTACATAGCCAACATTCTCAAACTCACGACCATACTTAGTACGCAGTTTACGAGCCTCTTGATACAGTTCGCCACCTTGACCTTCAGTCATCTGATTAATAAGGTTTTTCATGGTTTTGGCATGACCTTCGCCTACTGTGCCAGGTTCGTAGTTTTTATTAATAAACTGGTAAATATCTTCTAAATTGTTAATAGAGATTTGACCTGTCTTTTTAGCGTCATTTTTAGCTATTTCTTCTTCTACTGCACTTATAATTGGGGCTAATTTACGCTTAACTGTAGGTGTTTGGTCATCAATATAAGCCTTTAATGGGGCATAGGATACTGGTTGCTGAGTCTCACCAGCTTCTCTAGCAGCCGTATAAGCAGTATTAATTTGCTCTTTAGCCTTATTAGCAGCACCAACTAAAGCCTTATCTACAACTCGACCAGTTTCTCTTAATCCGTAAGTTTCTTTGCCTGTAGTGTCTACATAAGTGTCAAAGTTCTGCAAAATTGTGTCATTACGCTTGGCTTGTTCTTCAGTCAAACGCTTGCCTAACTCTGGAAAGTTCTTAGGAGTTTCAATTTCAAACTTTTGTTCACCTAAATCTCTTAATGCTTGACCCTTACTAACAGTTCCAGGAACTCTTAATTGGCTTGCTAATTGAACTCTTGCAACAGCTTCAGGCACTTCAGCAGCACCAACGCCAGCCATTGTAGGGGCTTCTTTGCGTAATGCTTGAGCCATTGTATTAACAGATGGTTTAGCAGCTTGTGTAACTTGACTAATTGTAGGTCTAGCCATTTGAGAGGCTTGTTGCATAGATGGAATCATGCCAATATTGCCAACATAAGGTGGCAATTTAGTCGCTTCCAAAGCACCGCCAATAGACTCTAAAGTATCTATAGAAGTAGGTGATGTAGGCTCAAATTGAGTGGCTTGTCTTGCTTGTCTGTAATACGCATCTCTTGATTCACCACTAGGTGCTGTGCCTTGTGTAACAGCATCTAGGGCACTTCTTCCAACGCCATAAGCCATTGATAGTGGCTGAGATACCATTGCACTACCGATGGTTGCAGGCACTTCATATAGTGCTTTTAACTTGTCAGTCATGCTACGAGCAGGTTCTACTGGGGCTACGCTACCTCTGTTTTGGGCAGTAATAACGCTTGGCACATCACTAGAAATGTTAGTGCCACCTTCTTTAGGAGCACCGCCTAATTTAGCTTGTAATTGTGCCTTGGTGACCCCTTCAGGGACATCCTTAACAAGAGTACCATCTGGCATTAAAACATCCATGTTTTGTCCTTATGGCAAATCGTTAAAGTTAACAACTCTTGTAGGTGCGTTAGATTCTTTAATAAATTTAGCACCTGGCCCTGCTTGTAGCTCTAACCCTTTAATTGCAGAATTTCTAGCGTCTTGTTTTTGCTTAATTACTTCAGGCGAATCACCTAGTTGTGCAAAATATTTCTTCTCTTCATTTGAATATTCTTGTGGAGAGATAGACGCACCGGATTCTTTACGCAATACCGCAGAAATAAAGTTTCTACGACCTTGTGCGTTTTGTTGCTGTTCGGGGCTTAAACCGCCAGCAGCTTCAGGCAATACATTAAATAAAGACTTAGCAGCTTCAGAGTATTTTTCGCCTACAAATGGGGTCATTCCAGCAATACCGCCTACTACTGTGGCTGTCTTGCCAGGTATAGCAACACCTTTGTTTTCTAGATTAGTAACAATTTGATTGGCTTCTTTGGCTCTCATGCCAAAACCAGTAGCATTACCTTGTCCTTCAGTTAACTTTGCACCGCTTCCTGCTTGTTCTTTTTCAAATGCAAATTTAGCATTTTGAAGACCTAATTCTTGACGCTTCAAGTCTAGTTCTGCTTGTTTTGCTGGTGTAATCTGATTAACAAAATCATTGAATGTACCCTTAAAGCCTTCTGCTTTAGCAAAATTGTATTTAGCAACTTCTTCAGGTGTTTTAGGAATGACATTGCCAATCAATGCAGGAATAAACTCTTTACCAGCACCAAACTGGTCAGCAGTAGCAATCGCCAATGCTTTCTTAGTATCACCAGCGTTTAGAGCTTCCATCAATGCTTGTTGAGTGCCTAACTTGCCTTCACGCAATTTAGCAGCTAATTCCAATGCTTGCTTGTCACCTTTGTTTTGCAGATAAGCACCAGTTAACTGACTAGCTACAGGGGCTAATTGCTGAAAGAATGACGGAGCAACATAACGACCACTAATCATCTGACCTTGTGGTTGCTGATTTTGAGACATTAATGCTTGAGCCATCTGCTGTTGGCGGTTTAATTGCTGTTGAGCAGCCAACAAATCAGGTGGTAATTGACTTTGTAGTGCGTCTATTTCATTAGCCATTATCCTAAATCCTTATTTCTAAGTGCAGCAATTAAGGCTGCAATATCGGTTTGTCTATCTTGCACTTGAAACGGAGCTGGAGTAGGTGCAAATGCTGCCTGTCTTTGAACTGGCATTTCTTGGTAGTTATAACCTTGGCTTTGCTGACCGCCACCTTGTTTTTGGCTAAGTAATTGCTTGGCTAGTTGCTGTCCAAAGTCAGACATAGAGCTAGAAGCACCTAAATTGCTTAAACCCATTGCTGAGTTGCTAGATGCAATGCCAGACGGAGAAGCAGCATTTAAACCAAATTCACCGCCTTGTAGCGATTGCATAGGGTTTAGGCTACCAAAAGAGCCACCGGAAGTATTAGCAAAGTTAGCGTAGTTTGAGCCTTGACCAATACCAAAGCCACCAGTTTCACCACCGCCAAACATAGAACCTATTGAGTCCATAAAACCACCGCCAGCACCCATTTCACCACCAACACCTGCAGCACCAGCTTCACCAGCACCTAGTTGACCCATTGCTTCTAAAGCATAAGGCCCACCAAAGTAAGCGGCAACCGCAGCAGCAGGAGCACCCCAACCTGAGTCAAAAGGCATCTCACGCTTCATGAATGTATCGGTTTCAGCTAAACCTTTGCCAACCGGTTTCCAAATATTGTCTAAGAAGTCGAAGTTCATAGTAGTCCGTAATTAACCATTTTGTAGCCTTTAGCATTGGTAATAACTGCTTGAGGCACAACTTGTTCAACTTCTTGAGCCATAACACCAAAATGCTTGCCATGACCGGCTTCATCTTTAAATTCAGGCTTGTATTCAAATTGATAGAAAGGCAATCCGTTAGGTAATGTGCCAATTCTTGCAATGTTTTCTTTAGTGCGAATGTCAGACAGCATATAAGCAGAACCTAATGTGCCACCAAGGTTCATTAAACCGCCTAGCATTCCTGAGCTTTGTGCTTGACCTGCGTTATAAGCACCCATATTAGCGTTGTAACCCATTTGAGCAGCACCTAATAGGTCTGCACCAGCCGTAGTTGCTTGTTGTGGAGTGTTTACAAATGTAGGGTTTTGGGCTTGAGCACCAGTTCTTAACGCACTTAATGTATTGAGTGGCAAGTTGTAGTTAGTAAGTGCTTGGTTGTAAGCCTGTTGATTTGCTTGCTGACCAACACCAAAGCCTTGAGTTGTAGCACCTAATAACAAGTCGTTTTCTTTCTGACTTGCTGTACGCATAGCGTTTTCATAGGCTTGAGTGCCTGGGGCTACACCTTGGTTGGCTAATTGGGCTTGCAAAGATTCACGATTTTGAGCAATTTGTGGTGCTAGGCGTTGCATATAGGCATCTTGATAAGATTGCCCAGGATTCATGCCAGTAGAAGGTAAATTAGGGTTAAATTCTTGACCCATTGTGCTTTGAACACGGCCTAATGCTGAATTAATTGTGCCACCAAGACCTAATGCTGCTTCGTTTTGCTGGTCTAGAAGTTGTTGCCCTACGCCTGATAGGTTAGTAGTAGCTGACCAAGTAGGATTTCCGTAAGTATCTGTGCCAGCTTGTTTGTATTCAAGGCTTCCGTATGGAGTGTATTGATTTATGCGATTAGCAGCAGAAGCGGCTCTTGCAGCCTCTAAGTTACCTTGAGCAGTAGCGTTTGCAGCACTTGTGTAATCTGGAGCAGCAGGGGCAGATGAGCCTCCACCACCGCCAAATAAATTGCTTACTGCATTAGTTATTGAACTCATTACCTTCTCCTTGTTGTAACCATTTGCATTGATTACGCTTCATTGCGACTACGATAAGGTCACCATTTGGGTGTCCATAAGGTATATCAGCTACCTGCTTAAAGCCAAGTTTTCGGCACAAATTCAAAGACTCAAAATTGTCCTTGCATATTGGTGCTAGTATAACCTTAACTTTAGCTTTGTTAAAGGGATAATCAAATATTGCAAACAGCAAATCTTTATTTAACCAATACTTATCTGTTGAAGCAACATGGATTTGGCATAAAGACTCAGTAAAATTGTTATAGCCAACTACAGCTATCAATTCCCCATCCTTTTCTTGCCCAATACACATCGTTTCTTTAGGGTATTCAGATTGACCTACCCTTGACAGCCAACTTCTTAATTGTTCTTGATTCTCAGTCGTAACAGTCCTCAAAGAACCCCACCTCGCTCCATCACATAATCCGTAGAAGCCCAATGTAACTCAATTCCTTGTGAAGCTACAGTAAGGTTAATTGAGCCTGTATAACCAATACCAGTAACACCTTGCCAAATCTTAGTAGTAATTAAATTTCCTGACCAGTTAGCGTCATCCCAAACTGAAGAATCCCATAAACCAATATCTAAGGTTGAAGGATTAAAGGAAATAGAGCCTAAATTGTCTACAGGCTGGAAATCGGTGCTTAAACCACATAAAACGCTTGGTACACCACCATCTGATTGAAGAATTGGGCGAACCAATGTAAAGCGTTTTTGTTGTCCTGGGCTATCAAAGTAACTATAGGCTTGCTGTGCAGCAGCATTAATGTTGTTACTATCATCTGCAAATGCTGTGTAAAAAGAACCCACATAACCATCGCCACCAAAGTACATACCATTGTCACCGGCTACTTCCCAGCAATATGCCTCAATATTTGTAAATCTAGCCCATGACTTAGTAATGGAGTGCATTACATACTGCTCCATTCCTGAATTGGTAGGAATAGACAAAATCAGCATATTTTCACTAGCAAAATAGTTAATTTGCCAGCCAAAATTACTGTAGTACAAAGTAGCGGCTTGACTTACAGCATAATAAATCTTGTCTGTAAGGTTAACCCTAGGGTCTAAACGGCTAGATTGAAGAGCAGAAGCAAGTGGTACAAGTCCGTCTTGAGTCAGCAAAAGTAGGTCACCAGACCACTTAAAGAAACACCTACGGCTAAAAGTTTGACCTAATTGCCAAACACCTTTTAAAGCCCAAGTTTCTGCTGTGTCTGGGTCTGTGCCGTTATATACAATAGTTTCACCCATAGATGTTACAAATACAGCGTAATCATCTGCACCTTGTCCAGCATCTAATGTCCAAGTACCCATTGCTTGCAAGTAACCTGAATTACGAGCAATACCACCAAAATAAAGGGGTGAAGCCCCTCCACCAATGGCATCCACATCAAGATACCAGCAAGTCATGGTATTTTTTTCTGTGAAATACAAGCGGTTTTTAAATAGGTTTACATTGATAAATGTATTGGAATTGACCCCTGTAATGCCAATAACTGTATAACTACCCACTACAGTAGCGTTAGCTGCTGGGGCAGTAGCCATTGTGTAAGTAAAGGTTGAAGCCCCTGTTACATCAATAACATAAGTGCCGTTATAGTTTGATTCTGTAGCACCAGAGATGGTTACTCGGTTTTTATCTACAAGACCATGAGGAGACGCAGTAGTGACTGTAGCGGTTAGGTTACCTGTGCCACCCCTAGTAATAGTGCTAATTGTTTGAGCAGTAGTGGTTGTGGCAATGTAAAACCAATCTGTGCCATCGTAGACTATTGTAGGGTCTTGACCATTACAAGCTATCAAGAAATGCCCTGCCTGGTTTGTTAGGTTTACAACTTGTAATTTATCGCTAGTTAATCCGTCAAAGACTTCAACTGCGGTAGAAGCACTTGCATCATAAATCTTTGCACCAGCTACTGCAAATAACTCGAACCCACCTATTGTTGTGTAGTTCATTAATGTATTAACTTCACCCACAATACCTATAGAAGACTTTTCATAGCCTTTTCTAAGACTTACATCGGTAGGTGTAGGAAACCAGTTAATAAGCTGTACGGCATCCGTAGGGGACATATTTGCCAATGAATCCCTAGCGTTCCACCCACCAATAGGGGATGGTACAGATGTTGTACTAGCAGTAAATTTCTTTGCGACTGCCATGATTAACTGCCATATCCGGTATCAGGAATATTAGCGTAGCCAATAAGCACTTTGGATGGATAAGGAGCAAATGATAGGTTAGGAGCACCTTTATCTTGTGCTTTAGCAACGCTTAAATAGCGGAAATAATCTTGTTGCAATGCAGTAGTATCAAACGATTTAACTTGGAAATACTTAAGTTTAGTAGCCAAAACAATAATGCGGTCATCTAAAACAGTTGTATCTGAGTCAGCAGTAAAGCTGTTAATAACTGCTCCAGCAGCAGTTCTAGCCCATCCTTTAGACTTGTATTCATAGCCTAAATACTCTTGGGTATTCATAGGAGGCCATATTTGGAATTGATTGTCTAAAATCCTCCAACGAATTCTTGGCCCAGTTGAAATATATCCAGACTTTAACCATTGCCATTGTTGGGCATCTTCGCCTCCTAAAGCCTCCCAATGCTTAGTTTTATCCCAAATAGTGCGGTTAGTAATACGCTCAAAATCAGCAGGTAAATCATAAGCAGTTTGGGCTAAAACGACTGCACCTGTGCCTGTACCGGAAGCCATTTGGCTCATGGTAATGTTTTGACCTGATACGCTTACAACTTGGGTATCTTGGTTAATGTTATAGCCAGTAATTCCCCATTGAGAATCTACGGCAGTAATATCTACACCAGACTCAATAACTAGTGTTGTAGAGCCGTTTACGGATGTTCCGTTAGTATTAATAGCTTGAGTGTAAAAGCGGTATTGAACCTGTAATGCTTGCCAATCGTATTCTTTAACAAGGTCATATCCTGAGCCATTCATTAAGGCTAAGATTTGTTGGACATCTTGTGATGGATTGCCAGCAACATAGGTAGGTACTGCTAAGTTAAGCTCAGAAGTTACTTGCTGAACCAGTTGCAACATGGTCTGTGACATATATATCCTTTACTTGGTTTTCCCCAAGTAGTTGGGTATTTGTTCCGATTATAAACAAAAAAAGGGGAATAATCCCCTTCTTTTATTCTGTAACCACTTCTTTTTTAGTTCTGCCTTTAGGCTTCTTCTCTGCCATCATAGCCATCAGAGCATCAATCTGTTCTTGTTGCTTAGCTAATTTAGCGTCTGCTTCAGCTTTAATTGCAGCATTTTCTTGGCGTAATTTAGATAATTCTTCTTCACGCTGGTTAGTCTCGCCAACTTGGTCAGCAAGGTTTAGAAATGCTTTAGCTTTGTCCCTAAAAGTGTAAGGATTCATGCCAGCAATCATGCCAATACGCTGTAAATGTTGGTCAGAAGCACCAGCAACAGACTCTACAGTATGGAATTTAATGCCTTTTAGCTCTTCTGCTTGGCTACGGCTAATAATTGTCCATTCCTCAATAGGAGTGCCAACAATAGTCTCTTGATTTCCTACTTGATTTTGGTAATGAGCCCATTGACGAGGAAAACGCTGTTTATGGGATTCATTTGCATAAGTTTTAATTTCATTTAATGTGTCACCAGGGACATTAATCTGAATAAAATCAAACTCTTTGAAGATTGGTCTACCAGCAATCATTGACTCATCTTCTTGCTTCATAGATTGTTTGTAGAATTTTACTGCTAGGCGGCTATCTGCCCCCAATTCATCGGATGGTAATGCCATCTTTAATTCTCCTAAGTAGTTAGGGTTATAAAAAGAAAAAGGACTGCCCCTTTTGGGGACAGCCCTATGTTACTACAGGTATTGCTTAAACAGATGCTTTACCGAACCAACCATAGTCACCAGAAACCATTGAAACTGCTGGGGAGATATAAGCTCCACCAGTAGCGGCAACAGTAAAGGCTGTTGTGTTGATGTCGCAAACTGTTGTGCTTGGAGCAATAGTAGCTGCTGCTACTGCCCAAACATAACGCTTACCATCGGATGCAAAAGTCTGCGTACCGAGTGGGCCAAAGTTTACTGGTTCGCCTTCTAAAGCAATTTCTGCTGCTGTTTGCACAGTTTCTAAGTCGATACCAGCGATGGGTAATGTTGAATATGCCATGATTATTTCCTTAAATTAATTGAGTAGACAAGATTAAATAGGGGTTTCCCCCTATCTATTAGGTTGTCAACAAGCCTTGCAAGAAGCGGTTAGAAGTTGTGAGGTTACCAGCCCAACCATAGAGCTTAACAATAGCATCTTGGTTGATTGACTGACGCTCACCACCGATAGGTACAAAGTTACGCTCTTTGTGTGGGCGTAGGAAAATGTAGTTAGTGTTCAAGAGGTACATATATGTAGAAGTCTCTTGTGAACCATAACCACCACCCAATACCACATCAGCAGAAGTACCACCACCATAGAACTTCAATGAAGCGAAACCAGAAGCACCGGATTCCTCAGAAGCGATACGCTGGATAGCTTGCAAGCTGTTTACATAGAGTTGATACATTGTGTTACCAGCAACAATCAAATCAGCCTTGTCAGTACCACGAATCTGCTTGATAGCAGCTTCAGTCATCTTAGCAAGGATGTTAGTTGTTGAAGGAGTTGTAGTTACACCAGTAGTAATTTGGTTACGCCAAAAATCCCAGTTAGCGGCATTGATTCCACCATAAGTTCCTGTGGTTGGAGTTGCCGACACAGCCGCTCCCAATCCATCGAGATTTTTGCCTCCGTTACCTGTACCATCACCATACAAGTCACCAGAAATGCGGTTCAACAAGCGAGCTTCAGAAACTTGCATACGACCATCTAACAAGTCGATGATTGCTTCTTTAGAGCTGTTTTGCAACATTTCAAGACCAGACATAGTTACTGAGTCAGCGTACTGTGAAATCTTGTACTGAGCAGCAGAAATTGGGCTATCTGGAGCAATGTTCAAAACCTCGTAACCACTATAGGAATTTGCGTTGTTGGTAGCCTCGTCGTTGTACATCACCTCTTCCAAGATGACCGAGCCTCCAGAAAATGGGCGAACATTGCCCTTTTGGTTCAGACGCTGAAGAATTGCGTTGTTTTGTGTTAAGTTGTCTGCCAATTCACCGCTACGACTTTGAATAGTGGTAGCGATAATATCGGTAATTGCTGAGTTAGCGAATGCCATGATATATCCTTAGTTAAAAAATGCCAAAATTGGCTAGTTAAACCCTACGGCTCATTGCTTCACCTAATTGGTCGGCAATGATAGACCGCCTATCCTTTTTATCTCCTGTTTCGGTCACTTTTCCGCTAGGTGTAACGGATTTAGGACTTACTGCAGCAGCCTTAGCCTTCGCTACTTGCTGTGCTTTGATTGCTGATTGTTTGGCATCTTTCAAGAGTCGGTCTTGTTCTAATGCCCATACATCATCATTCATACGCACGGCTTTCTTGTAGGCCGTTTCTAGGTCTTGGGCTTTCCCTAGCTCAAGTAGTTGAGCCATTTCTTCCCTTACCACATCAAAATGCGGAAACCTCTCCACATCACTACGAACTCGTTCAATTTCATTACTGAGTCGAACTTGCTCTTCCTGCTGGAATCTTCCTTTAATAGAAGACACCTCTTGATTGACTTGGTTAAGCTGATTCATAAGTTGCTGTGTATACGCATCAACTTGTGGAGGAGCAGCTAACTGTCCATCTTGATTTAATTGTATACCATAATCTTGTGCAAGTCGTTGGAATACTTGAATTTTTTGTGCTTGGTCAGCCTTGGACAAAATCATGTGTGCTCTGCCAAGATTGTTAATCCATGCAGCAGGGGTAATTCCTTGCTTTTGAAACTCATCAGAAAATGGTGCAATAGCTTCTTCTAATGACCTTGCTCTGTCAGCTTCAGCCTTATAGGTAGATACACCTTTCTTATACTCAGATTCCCTTTGATTGGAATATTGAGCTAATTTAATGGCTTCTTCTTTGGTTAACTGCTCACCTTGGGTTAACTTATCCCAAATAGGCAAATACTCTTTTTTCCATGTAGAAGGGCGTTGTAGGGCTGGTTCGGCTTGAACTGGCTCTTCTTCGGTTTCTTCTTCTTGGGCAGCCTCAATCTCTACAGATTCTTCTTTGGCTTCTTCAGCAATCTCGTCTACAGGCTCAATTTCTACCTCTTCCGGTGCTTCTAAAGTGCCTTCTTCTGCAGCTTCCATTGCTGCCATTAACTGTTCTCTGCGGTCTAATTGTTCTTCTGACATAGTTTTCTCCAAGGTGTCGGATTATTGATAACGCAATTTTGAATACACTTGTTCCGCAATAGCTCGTTTTCTAGCATCTTTGGATTGAGTGCTCATATCTGCTTGTTTGTGCTGCTTTGGTACATCGTTCCCTAATTCAATCATTCTGTGCTGTTTTAGGTGTGCTTTGTGCTTAGACCGGCTTTTGATTACTGAGCCGTCTACCTGCGAAATGTAAGGTTGGATGTCAGACATGACCATAGGGGCATCCCTACGAATCATCTCTTGCTTTTCTTTCCAGGCTTGTTCTGCCTCTGGGCTACCTAATTCATAGTTCCAAAAGGTCAAGTAATACTCTTTATCTGACATCTGTTTGCGGTCAGGTGTCTCATATTCGCTATTGCAGAGTTTGCAGGTGTGTTTAATATTAACAATCATAGAGCCTCCAATAATGATGGTAATAAATGCCATTCGTCTTTTCTAAGGGTTACTACTGAGTCATACCATGTAGCGTTTTTCCAACGCCAACAGATGTAATCATGGTCTGGGAGCAGTAAAAAGCACTTAACACCCAAAGAACCAGCCAAATGAGCAGTTGCCGTATCAGGTGCTACTACGGCTTTCATTGCTTTCATGTGGCAAGCGGTTTTGTAGAAGTTACGCTTCCAACCATCATTAGGTAATGGGTCAAATATGTCATCAATCTCTACATGGAGCGAATAAGCATCATCTCCTACTAGCTCTCGCATAGTTTCTAGTGGAATTGACTTGGTGTAGTGCAAAGGGCCATTAGATGCCGACCAATTTACTCCTACTTTGCGTTCAATATTGGATGGTCTAGCCTCGAAATAGCCTTCTGAGCCTACTATCTTGTTTGTAGTGATAGGAAAAGATTGTTTTACAAAAGGTGGGGCATAAGTAGCAAAATGTGGAAGTGACATTGAACCAATCCAGTAATCTGCCTCCATTTGAGGGCCTTCAGTCTTGTTGCAAGAGATGTAATCTATGCAATCCATCGTTCCAAGCAGTTGCATCATGGATTCATGGCACATAACGCTTAAAGTTTTAGCTCCCCAAGCCTTGAGCATAGGTAAAAATCGAGCAAATTGGATAATATCGCCATATCCTTGCTCCATTTGGACAACAATATGCTTGCCAATAAGTCTTTCACCATCCCATTTAGGGGCTTTTACCCATTTTTGCCATTGTTCACCGGTTGCTTCCATGACTTTTGGATGCCAACGGAATTCAAATAGACGAAATCCAGATTGGAAATGTCCCATGTGTAGTAGGTCTACACCTTTTTTGTAGCTTCTATATGCTGTCATGCTTCAGGCAAGTAATCGCCTTCTCCTTTAAAAAAACAACGCTAAAATCGCTTCCTCATCGTCTAGTTCAGCAAGCCGTTTAGCTTCTAATATTGCAATTTCTTGCTCAAGTTGCTCTTTAGCCTGGCGAATCAATACTGCATTTAACAAATCTTGCTTTTGACGCTCAAGGTTAGCAATTAAAGAATTGTAATTAACAATCTCTTTTTGCTTTTCTACGCTGACTGATTCTACATTATCTTGTTTGCTCTTACTAACTTTAGGAGTAGGACTTACTTGTTCTCTAATAAAGTCTTTACGAGCATCTTGGTCTGCTTTTTGAGCAGCCATGCGTTTTTCTTCAGCAACTCTTAATTTCTTCTGTAACGCTTTATAACGCTTTCTTTCCTGTGGTGTCCAAGCATCATCCCCACCCTTATTTTCATTAGTAGGGGTTGGGGTAATGACAATCTGAAATGCGTCATTTTGAAACGCATTGACTTGGAAAGCAGCTATCATGCAACACCCAGACTACGGCCTTGTTCGTACATATTTGTGCCGTCTGTACGGAATACAAAATAGTCTTTAGCACCAGCCGCAGTTGATAGCGTAGGAGCAGTACCACCAGCCCATTTGAATACGCTATTCCAGGTAAGGGTGTTTGAGCCACCATTTTGAATGACTGCCAAGCCGTAATAAGCACCGCTTACCAAGCCTGTTGGAGCACCCATAGTGCGATTAGATGACACGAATGTAAATGTTGCTACCTGTGCAGTATTAGCTGCCCATGAGATTGTTGCCCCATCGGTTAAAGCCACATTGCCAAAGTATTGTTGGGCAGTAAAGCTAGTAGCAGTTGCAGGAGCTACATAGTCCGTACCAGCAGTACCAGCAGAAATAGCCGTGCCGTTGCCCTTTAACATTCCTGTGATGGATGTGGTCAAAGTCAAAGCTGGGGTTGCGCCACCGCTTGATGTGCCTGTAAATCCATTAGCAGAAGCTACTGATACAGCCGTTACTGTTCCAGACCCTTTGTTATTAAATGTAGTCCAATCTGTGCTGGTCAAGTAGCCATTTACGCTACCAGTTGCAGCTGCCATGCTAATGGCTGGGGTTGCACCACCTGAAGATACTACTGGGGCAGTACCAGTTACGCTAGTAACAACGCCTGTCAAACTTGCACCTGAACCAACAAAGCTAGTAGCTGTGATGGTTGTACCTGTAATGGCTCTAGCAGTTGTAGCACCAATAGTCATATTGTCCATTGTCCCTACATTAGTAGGTGCAATTTCGATAGAACCTGAGCCACTAGGTTTCATGTGCACATGGCCTGTACCAGTAGGGCTAATGTCAATTTGTGCGTTTGTGCCGTTTAAGTTAGCAGAAACATCAATAGCCACATTGTCACCACCACCTGCACCCCATTGGATTTGGGCAGTTCCACTAGCATTTTGCAATGCACCACCAGCAGAA